TTGCCAGCACGTACGTCAACACGTATTTGCCGTTCGTTTACAAAAAACTAATCGACGGTATTTCGCGTGGCTCGATGAAAGGGATCGAATTGTTCTTGAAGCGCGTCGGCGATCTTGACGACAAAACCGAAATCACACTTAACGATAATCGCGACAGCCAGTCGTTCGAAGAGCGTAAAGCGGCGTTACTTGCGCGTTTAGGCGAAAAGGACGGCGAGTAGTTTGGCGTTTGTAGATGGTAAATGGCTCGATAGACCGGCGCGCGAACGATTAATAAACGAACTCCGCGAAGAAAACAACTTGATTCGCCGGTTGATCGAAACGAATAAAGCGGTTGACTATGATCTCGACCGGCTGGAAGCGAATTTGACGTTGCTCGAAAAGCTAGAACGTGTTCACCGTGGCGAGTACGATTTTCTGTACTTCATGCACGAATACTTTTCAGAAGAACGTAATCCGGGTAATCCCGATAACTTAATTCCGGCAGGCATTACGTATGAAAATGCAGCGGAATTTCACCGCGAGTTGTGTAGTTTATTAGACGACATTACCAAAGGCTTTGACACACGACATAAGGCGTGGTGTACGGCGCGCGGTACCGCGAAAACGGCATACACATCGAACGGGTATGTTTGCCATCAAGTCGTTTATCGGTTGCGGCGTTATATCGTTGTTTGTTCGGAAACAACAGACATGGCCGGCGACTTTATATCGTGGACAGCGAACCAGCTTCGCTTGAACGAGAAACTTCGCGAAGATTTCGGAGTTTTGCTGCACACGAAAAAGTCTATGAACGAAGTAGATAACAAATACGAGTTTGTGACGTTGAGCGGTACGAAAGTCGAGGCAAAAGGTACAGGAACACAGGTACGTGGTATGAGGCATGGTAATTCACGGCCTGACCTATACATCCTCGATGATCTCGAAAGTCGCGATAATACTAATACTACTGAGCTTATCGAAAAATCAAAGAGGTGGTTCCGCGAAGAGTTAATGCCAGCTTTGGCGCAAAACGGTGTTTGTATATATATTGGGACAATTGTCGCCTATAACTGTTTGCTTGATTACGTCATCAAAGAGCGTAAAGACTTCGTTTCTCGTAAGTTTCCGGCAATCATATCGTGGTCAGAGCGACCGGATTTATGGGCGGAGTGGGAACGAATTTACCGAGAGGACAGCCCCGATGCGGTAGAACGAGCTGACACATTTTACAAAGAAAATGAAGATGAAATGATTCGTGGAACAAAAGTGTTATGGCACGAACGATATTCCTACCTTGATTTAATGAAAATAAAAGTTGAAGCAGGTAGTAAGGCATTCTCACAAGAATTTATGGGGAATCCTATCGATACAGAAACTCAGGTATTCCCGTTGGAAATGTTTACGTATTTCACGGAAAGCGATTTGATTGGTAAGCCTTTGCGCTATTACTGCGGCGTGGACATGGCTTTAGGTAAGGAGCGCGGCGACTATTCGGCGATTATAACAATCGCTAAAAACGTCGATACCGGAGTATGTTATGTCGTCGACGCTTTCATCGAGCGTTGTAAGCCTGATACGCTCATAAAAGAAGTCGTAAACCTAGCGCAAAAATATCAATACGAAGTAATCGCTGTCGAAGCTCAAATGGCGCAGGAGTTCTTCGCTGAAAAATTAGCTGAGGATTTGCTGCGAAACGGGTATCCGGCCAATACACGCTTAAAGCAAATAAAACAGCGTATGCGTAAACAATTACGTATCGAGAGTTTGGCCCCCGATATTCAAAGCGGCAAACTACGATTCCGCAAAGAACATAGTTTATTACTTGAACAGTTTGAGTTGTATGATGGCGGTAAACGGGTTAATGACGATGGACCAGACGCTGTGCATATGGCTTATACCGCAGCAAAGACGCCTAACAGAGTAATAACAACGTCGGCTAAAAGACTACGTTAATTCGGCAAAAGCGTATAAGTTTGGATTAATAGGCTATTTAGAATATCAAAACGGTAATAAAACAAAGCCAACATAACCTGCTGACTTTTTATTTTGTACGAAAGGAGGGCGTTAGTCACGTGAATATAATCAACGAAACAATGCCGTGGTTGCGACCGGATCAAGAATGGATGGGCGTCGATGAAATGGAGCGAATTGCCCGCGTTATTCGGCTATACGAGCGTTACGAGGGCAAGCAAGTTTGGCGCGACTACCAAAAACCGGACAGTCTCGAATATGACCCGACGCTATTAACGATTAACTTCGACCGCCTGCTCATCGACACAATGGCAGCGTGGGAATTCGAAATGGAACCGAAATGGGAAGTCGAGCCGGACGTAATTGACGACCCAATCGACATGGTTTCGGAAGGATATGAGCCGAGCGCTGAACAGGACGCCGAGAACAGACGAGCAGCAGCGAAAGAGCAGTTGATAAATTGGGTTCACAAGGACAACCGTACACACGAAAAATTGCTTGAGGCGGCAAAAGACCGCAAAATTGCCGGTACCGTTTGGGCGAAAATTGTTTATGACAAGCGTACGGGCAAGTTTCGCGTTGTGTTTCGGCCGGATTTCGAGGTAATCGCACGATATAACCACGAGGACGAAGAATTGCTCGAGGAAGTACATTTCATTCATTACCTCGACAACGATTCGCGCAAAATGTGGAAACAATCGTTCGTTCTTGAGTGGGACGATGACAAAGGCGATTATGAATGTTATCTCACGGAAGCAGTTTACGAAATTGACGAAAATAACGATATTTGGCTCGATGATATGCGTATTAACCGTTCTAAAATGGGGCTTAACTTTATTCCGGTTGTTGAAATTCCGAACGAGCGCCTAACTGGTATGAATCGAGGATATTCGGAAATCGAGAAATGGGCGGAAATCGCAGACGAAATCAACAAGAAACTCTCGGATTACTCCGATGCGATTCGTTTCGAAATGTTCGCAATTACGTTGCTAATGAACGTTGATAACGACAAAGGCTTACAGGTTGCGCCTGGAGCGATGTGGAACTTACAAGGCGCTGGCGGTTTGCTTGAAGGCGAGCGACCTGACGCGAAAAAACTCGAATCGAATTTCAAGTTTAAGGAAGCGACGGAAGCTTATCTCGACCGCCTATATGCCAATTTGCATAAAATCGCGGAAGTGCCAAGCGTGAATACAGCCGAAATGAACGTTGGCGGTATTAACGATATGGCGGTTAAGTTGCTGTTTAGTTCGATTATTTCGAAAACACAGCGGTCATGGGTTGTGTGGAAGTCTCGATTACAATTAATCAACGAGTATATATTGCGTTATATGAAAGCTCGTCGCGACGACCCAAGATTCGCTTATGATCGTGAATTAGTAGATTTAATTGACGACAATTACGACAACACGGTTCATTTCCGTTTGCCGTTGCCGGAAGATCAGGCGGAATTAATTAACCGATTAACAACGGAAATGGCGAGTGATTTAGAATCTATTAAAGGCGCATTAGCGCGTAAAGGCGTTGAGAATCCAGAAGCGAAACTGATGGAAATTCTCGCAGAACGTAAGCTAATTCGTAAAGAAAGCGATCCATACTCGGGCGCTGACGAATTATTGTCCGAACGTTAAGACGTTAAACTAAACGGTTAACGAAATTAACAGCCGACGGGCTTTAAACGGGGAGGTATCGTAAATGAGCGAGGAAATTAAGAACGAAAATGTCGAAAATGAAACACAACACGAGGAAAAAACGCAACATGAAGAAGAAAAAGAACAACAGCAAGACGAAACTTTCGTTCCACANTCGAAAGTAGATGAAATCGTGAAAAAACGCCTTGAGCGCGAGCGTAAAAAGTACGCTGATTANGACGAGTTGAAAGCGAAATTAGCTGAATTCGAAAAAGCCGATGAAGAACGTAAGAAAGCGGAAATGAGCGAACTTGAACGTTTGCAAGCGGAACTTGCGGAACTCCAAAAGAAGGCGCAAGAGGCGGAAGAAGTTAAAAACAAAACGTTAGAAAGCGCAAATCAACGACTAATCAAAGCGGAATTTAAAGTGTTCGCTAAAGAGTTAGGCGTTCGTAAAGAAGCGATCGATGACGCTTTTGTGTTAGCTGATTTGTCTACGGTTGAGGTAGACGAAGAAGGTAATGTTAAAGGTGTAAAGGAAGCGATAGAAACGTTGAAAAAAGCAAAACCTTATTTATTTGGCGGTAATGAGTACGCAGACCCTACGCCGGGTCAGCATGAAGCTAAGCGTGAAGGTACGCAAGAGCAAGCGAAACGTAAATTACAAGAATTAGCGGAAAAGGCGAAGAGAAGCGGTAAGATCGAGGACAAAATCGCTTACGCACAATTTAAAAAGGAACTCGGATTATAAGAATAGGCGCCGATTAAGGCGTCTTTTTAATTTTCGAAAATATTTTTAAGGGGGAAAATTTTTCATGGCTAAAATTTATGACGCTAGTTTAGTTGGTAAAAAAGAATCTGTTGTTGATGAGATTTTATTGCTTAATCCACACCAAACACCTTTGATTAATTTGCTTGGATTTTCTAATCCAGTAACGCAAGTCGAGCATGTATGGTTTGAAGATGAAATGATTAGTTATGAATCTACAGTCAACGGTGCTAAATTAGAGACAGATACAACCATCACTGTTGCTAACGCTGAACCTTTTCGCGCTAATCAAGTAATTAAAATTGGCGAAGAGTTGTTGCTAGTAACAGCCGTTTCCGGGAACGATTTAACGGTAACGCGGGGATATGCCGGAACTACTGCGGCTGCGATCGCTGACGGCGCAAAAGTAGAAGTTCAGTTTGTCGAAGGGGTTGAGGGCGCAGATGCTCGCGCTGCACGTTATAAAGCACGCGTCCGTAAATCGAACTTAACACAAATTTTTGACGACACAATCGAAATTTCCGGTACTGCCCAATCCGTAACCCAATACGGAATTTCCAATATTTACGAATACGAAAAACAAAAGAAACAATTAGAACTCGCTCTTCAACTTGAAAAGGCGTTAATCAACGGTGTTAAATACGAAAGCGGTCAAATTCGCCAAATGAGCGGCATTCGTTCTTTCATTCAAACTAACGTAACTGACGCTAGTGGAGCAGCTTTAACTGACGTTATGATTAATGACGCTGCACAAAAAATTTATGAAAAAGGCGG